ATGGCCGCACCCGCCGCTACAGCCGAACCCATCCGCGACCTCATCGAAACCCTCCGGGGCAAACGATCCTGGCGCCAACTCGAACAAGACTGCGGAGGAAACCCCAGCCGCAAATACCTCTCGCAATGGATCTCCCAGCCACCCGAGGACTTCCCCTCCATGGCTCAGATCCAAGGCCTCTCCCAAGGCCTCAATATCAAACCCGCAGTGATCGTCCAAACCTGGGGGATCGCCCTGGGAATCTGGACCTCATCCGACTGGGGCGCATCCCAGTACTACCTACTCGACGGATGGACAGACCTCACCACCTCCCAGCAAGCAGCCGTCGCCGGCGTCGTCCGAGAAATGCGGACGCCCAAGGCCTGATCATGGCGCTCGAAGACTGGAACGAGATCCACACACCAGTGGACGCTGCCATCCGCAGGATCAACACCGACGAGCTCTACCGTCTTCGGCGTGTGCGCGGCCGCGACCTGAACCAATGGCACCAGGACCTCACGGTCTGGATACAGGGAGGGCTACCGGAAGAGGCGCTCGCGCTTCTAGGGGAGATCATCACTGTGGCTGAGACCCTGCAGCAGTATGACTCCCGAGAACCCCAGCCCTACTGGTACGAGAAGGCCGCAAAGATCCTCGCCGGCCAGGGTGAGCACGGAGCCGCGGAACTGCTCCTGCGCAATTGGCTCCACCTCTGGCCTGAGACGCGGGAGCAAAGCGCCCACAGGAGGAAACGCATCGAAGCCCGCGCCGACCGATACGCCGCCCTAGCCGCCAAGCGCAACGACTAGTCCTCTAGGAACACTCCCGCCGAATCACTGTCAGCCCACGTCGGGATGTTCTGTTCCTGCTCGTCCCATGTCCCCCCGGCGACCTCCTGCCACTGATCCCAGGTGGTACTGACGAGGTTGACGATCAACCCGTGTCCTGCAGGGAGGAACCCCGCCGAACGCACCCGAGCGGAAAGCGTTTCGAAGTCGGAATCGATGACGTCGAAAGAGCGCACATGGAGTACAAGCACGTGAGGCTGCGAAGGGTGTGGACTGACACGAGCCTCCGCCCCTGGGATCAGGAACTCCTTCGCTGACTCTGTGATCAACTGGCGCGTGCCGACGCGGGTTCGTCCCGCAGTGACCAGCGCCCGGATCCTTATCCGCAGGATCTCGGGGCGTTGATCGCGTTGCGCGTCGCTCATCCCAAGCAAGAACGCCAGCCAGGGGAGAGCGCTGTCGGGGGCCCGATCAGGGTCGGTGTAGGACCCGTCATAGAGACCATCACTGATCTCCCGCATCTCCCCTGCGATTCGACCTACCCCATCCATGTATCGGAGCAGTGGCATGCCCCCTGCCTCTGGGTTCTGGGCCCGGTCAGCTTCCCGGTACGCGAGGGGGAGTCGCCCCCACCAAGTGCGGGTCCACGGATGAACAGGAGCTAGTTCCTCAGGCCCTGGTGACTCACTCATCAGGGTTCCTGCACATTGACGGTCACGGCTTCCAGACGGGGCAGGGGAGCGTCACCAGCCAGGTCGATGGTTGCGGGCGCTTCAACGACGAAGTCGACTCCATCTACCGCGCCCACGGTGGAGACGATCTGGAATTGCTCCACCGAAGAACCCCAACCCCACCGGGAAGGCGCGAGCCACTCGCGCAGCCTGGCTTCCACCCTCTGCGCCACGAGTTGTGCGTCAACGCGAGGGGTCGACTGCACGGTGACCTCAAGGTCTAGATCCGTGTAGGTCGGGGAGACCACGTGGATCGTCAAAGATGCCAGCGCCTGTTGCTCAAGATCGAACTCAAGGTCACGCGCCGCCTGCTCCAAGAGCGGTTGACCGTCAAGGTCGGCCACCGCCACAGTCACGTGCCCCGGAGTCTCAACAGTCGGTGCGGCAGGGTCATAGAGATCCAGGACATGAGCTCGTCCCACCCCGGCAGTCGCGAGGGACGCGAGTTCAAAGTGAGTTGGCAGAACCAGGGTGGAAACCTGGCGGGCCAATACAGCCGCACCGCGAGAGTAGAGCTGGCCGTCGTCCTCTGGACTTCGACCACCGATGGTCCCCTCCGCGAAAAGTACCGATTCGACCTGCGGGAGGTTGTCCACGACCGAGAGCGCTGACCCCGCCGGCAGACGGTTCGCTTCACGTCCTGACTCCTCCGCGACCACCCGAACCTCAGCGCTCAGGCCCTCGACGGTGTTGATTTCTAAGCGCCCCGTGGTGAGGAAGTCATAAGACTCTCCGGTAGAAGGCACCTGAGCGCGCAGCCTGGCGCCGGCCGGGATCTCTACAAGGGGACGAGATCCAGACACTGTGAACCTGGCGACGCCACTCGCGGGAGCTCCGGGGTCACGGCGCACACCGTAAAGCTCGAGTAGTTGTTCGAGCACCACCCCGGGGGCTTCGCGGAGCGCCATCACTTCTAAGCCGAGCTCGAGCGCTAGAGCCTCCAGAAGCACGACCTCGACGTTGCCGGCGCGAGGCGTCCATTCCGGCAGCGCGTTCTGCGCGTAGGCGACGGCGGCCTCGACCAGGTCTTCCTCATCGCCATAGCCGAGCAGGTCGAGCGTCTCGGGCTGTGGTGAGTCTGGGCTTACTGTCTCGCTCACGGGGTCTCCTCATCGTCGTGCGACCACTCAATGACGTAGGCGGTCTGGGTCTCGGTCACGGGTTCTTCCTCGACACCTGTCACCGTCACCCCGACCGGCCCATAGTTATCGAGTCCTGCTTGGACATCGTTGGGGTCGATCCCGTTCCATGCAGGATCTGTGATCCCAAACTCCGGGCTGAGCAGTCTCTCGCCGAGGTAGGTGAGGGTCAGTGCAGCAATCGCTTCACGAACTTCCTGGTCGCTGCCGTAGGGCGCGATCGCAGCTTCACCTTGCGGGGTGAGCCTGAACGGGAACGAGAGGACGCCTTCTGTCATACAAAGAGAATGCGCCGGGAAGCTTATGCCCAGTGGGAGGGGGTGCAGTCCTGCCCGCAAGCGTCTCTGGTGCGTCGATGCGGTCAATGAGACAAAGGCTCTGGCTTATAGACGAAAGTCTCTATAAACTTCTGGGAACATTCGATGTGACCCAGGACACGAGACTAATATGCAACGGCTTTCCCTCTCGCTCACGACCGAGTTAATCCGTGCGCTCAAACGCACAAGTTTCCAAGGCGTCCCAAGAGAGGCAACCGTCGACGGATACACGGTACGAGTTCAAGGCCTGGATATCTTCACCGGGGCGCCACGAGGGGGCTGCACTCCTACTGTCGAGATTTGGCATGGATCGATTAGTCACGGTGCGCCCTTCGAAGTGCACGACCCCGCCTGGCCCAAGTCCCAGTGGAACATGCTGCAGGCAGCTTTAAGTCAATGCCTCAACGTCAAGCCGCCGTCACCGTCTCACGCGTTTCCACAACACGAGTAGACCCAGCCGTGGCATCATGACGGCATGCCGGATCGGAACGCCGCAGTAGAGTCCTTCACCGCAAAGATGATCGACGCTCACACTCGCCAGCACGGCGACCCAGATGATGTGCAGCGCGAATACTTGGAATCCCTGGCAGTCGACCTGGTGGAGCAGCTGCAAGTCACCACCTACTATGCATCCGCCTCGCGCTACGGACGCCCTTCAGGGTTCACCGCCCATCGACCCACCGCCGTTGAAGACGCCCTGTTTCCCGAATCATGGGTCATACGACGCTTCCAAACCAAACCCGAACGCGACGACGAGTACTAGATCCAAGGCCGTGGAGCCGACGTTCACATGGGATCCAGTAAGCATTGAGGATCACATAGATACTGTCTAGGTATGGCGACAGCACAGTGGAGATGGAAAATCAACGACCACGTCTACGAGTTTGCGTCCGCAGACCGGGCACCGGCCGAAGTAGGCAACGAGATCGTCGCTCGATTGCAAGGCATCGCAGCCGTCGACGGAGAACCCCGCACGCCCTACGACGCTGAGATTCCTTTGAGAGGAGAGTCCTGGCCATCACCTCAACCCGCCGAGTGATGCTTCAGGCTTTACGGACGGAGACTGCATGTTGCGAGAACAGAGGAACCAATGACTATCTACGACAAAGTCACAATTGAAGGCGTTGACTACTACTGCGCGGGGTTCGAGGACTATACGGAGCTCCCACTCCGAGGGCACGCCGACGCCGCCTACGTCCCTGATCGGCGAGGAACCGTAGTTCTCACAGGCATCGCGTACCGATCCGATCGGGGCTGGCTACAGAACGCCGCGGAAGAGACATTTCCCGCGTCGGCCGATCGAGTCCGCCACGTTGACGTCGAACTTCCCCCAAAGTAGCGCCGAGCTCCACGTCCACCGGAAACCCCTCCCTGCCTGGAATACAAGAAGTGCCACGCAAGTAATGAGTGTGTATCGTTCAATTAGTGAGCAAAGCACGGATGCGCTGGAAAATTAACGGCAGACACTACGACTTTCTGTTAGTCGAGGAGCCGGAAGACGGACGCCGCGAAGTGCAGGGACCATCCCTCAAACGCAGCGCTCCAAGAGTCCTCCTTAGGGCGGTCACCGCGATAGACCAGAGAGAGTTAGCTTCGCCCCGCGACATCCCTGTCACGATCCGCGGCAAAAGCTGGCCTCATCCGCGCCCACTGCGTTCCGAGGCAGGGGCGACTCCCACGAACTGAATGCGTCGGAGTTCTGAGACGGTATGTTCTTGGACAACTACGTGCGTGTGGAGCTCTCAGATTTATGGACCGTAGATGCGAAGGCGACCTGCTGGACCAAGGAGTGGGCGCCTGCCTGGTGGGCGAAGGCAGACTTAGGTAACAGTCCGCTTGGGTCGCAGCGGGGTAGGTGAGGCGGACCGACCGGGTCGACTCACAACCTTGTGCGTGCATTGAGCAGAAGATTCTCCATATTACGTAGAAGAGTGAGATTTTGAGCGCCAAATACATCTTTACGGTGCTAATCTGAGATTGTGCAAACCGAACTCTTCACCAACGCAGCCATGGGATCACTTGTAGACATCTCGGGTTTCGACCCTGAAATCGGGAACTGGCATCACAAGGCATTCCTTCCTGCTCCACTACCAGAGGACTCGCCACTGCTGAGTCAGCAAACGAACCTCGTCATCGGCAACGCCCGAGCTGCGCTCGCATCCTTAGATAGCATTGCTCGTCAGTTACCAAATCCGGGGCTCCTCCGCATGCCAACGCTTCGAAGAGAAGCGCAAAGCACTTCTGCTCTGGAGGGCACGTATGCGCCTCTGTCGGAGGTGCTAACGGCTGGTGAGGAAGATACATTCTCTCCAGAACTAATTGAGATCTTCAATTATGTCGATATGGCGAATCAGGGCTTCGCATGGGTGCATAAGGGTGCCCCCGTGACCGTGACGCTTCTGGAAGACCTCCAGGGGGCGCTCATGCACGGAACTTCTTTGGCACCTGAGTCGGGCCGACTACGCGACCGGCCGGTCGTCATTGGTCGTCGCTCCGGTGTTGATGCAGAAACCATTCCGGTTTACGCCTCGCGTTTCGTCCCCGCTCCGCCTGGGGATCAACTCAAGACTGGCGTGAGTGATTTGGTCAGTTGGATGCGCATGGATCACTCGGACAAGATTGATCCGGTTGTCTCAGCGGCTATGTCCCACTACCAGTTTGAAGCTCTGCACCCATTCCGTGATGGGAACGGGCGGCTGGGACGCTTCCTGATTGTCTTACACCTATTGAAGACAGGCTTGCTGGATGAACCAACGCTTACGGTTTCGCCGTGGTTCGAGGCGCGCCGCACGGACTACTACGACGCCCTGTTTGACGTCAGCGCAACGGGTGACTGGGACTCCTATATAGCCTTCTTCGCGAAAGGCATTCGGGAAGCAGCGGAGTCAACGAAGCGACAGATGTTGGCTCTCATGGCGGTCCAAGAGAACCTCAAAGAGAGAATCCGCGAATCGAATTTGCGGTCTGACACAGCTCACACGCTGGTAGACCTCGCCGTTGGCAGCCCATCGTTCACAGTGCCACAAGCGCAGCGAGAGTTGGGTGTTTCTTACAACGCGGCAAATCGCGTTGTAAGGCAATTAGTGGAGTTAGACATCCTCCGCGAACGGGGGCGCAAGACCTATAAGCGTCGATTCTATGCCCCAGACGTCTTGCAAGTCTTCGTCTCACGCTCGGAGCTCTAGACACAACACACTGCCGCCCCACCTCAACGGAGGATGGGGCGGCAGTGTGTTTCGAGTTATTCCTTCTCGACTCCTGTGCCGAGTCCGATGGACCGCCAGAACGGGAGCAGGTTCGGGCGTGTGAGTAGCCACTGGACGAGTCCAGTGATGAAGGCCCAGACGGCTGCAGTCGCTGAGTCCACGATGGGACCTTCGAGGCCGGCCAGATCAATACCGATCGTGCGTGCCAGCCATGCCAGCAAGACGCCTGCGCCGGCTGCCACGAACGTGCGGACCACTGCCCGCCAAGGGTGAGCCTCCTGGGTGGAGGGCCCTGGGGTGAGTGTTGACTCAGTCATCAGCGCACCTTTCCTTTCCATCCTCGGTACTTCTCGGACGCTGACGGCGGTTGCGGCAGCATGTAGGCGACCCGGCTGTTGAGGAACGCCTTGTCGGCTCGGATGAACTCGGGATCTTCGAACCGTGCGCCTTGGGTGACGTCTCCGGCGTAGTGTCCTTCGTCGCGGAGCATGCGCGCCCATGCTCGCCAGTACTGTCCGGTCATCTCGGGGCCGTGGCCGGCAATGTAGCCGCGGTTGTTGAGCCACTGCTTGCGTTCCCGGTGGAGGTGCCCGTCGCGCTTCTCAGCGCGCCACAGGTATTCGCGCCAGGCGGTCTGCCACTCGTTGGTCTGGACCCCGGTGAGCGGGAGTGGGCGGTCGGGCCACATTCCGTGGTGCAGCACGTCGGTCGCGCCACCCACTTCGACGGCCTCGAGTGCGCCGTGGGGCGCCCAGAGTCCTTGGCCGATCTCTTTCCACCAGCGTGTGGATCCTGGTCCGGCGATGCAGAGTTCGCCTTCGAGGATCTGGCGGACGTTCTTGTTGGTGGAGAGTGGACCGTCTCGGAGTGAGTCGTTGCGGGTGACGCGGAAGAATCCGTGCCCGCCACCGTCGACAGAGGATGCGACTGCAGTGGTGCCGGAGGGTGTTTTGGCTCGGATGGAGCGTGCCACTGGGATTGCGTTGCGGCCGCAACAGGAGGTGGGGAACACGTCGCCGTGCACGCCGGTGAACCGGTCGGTCTTCCACCAGCCCTCTTGCTGGCCCTTCCAGAGCAACCACGCTGTCGCTGCGATCTGCTCGGCAGTCAGCTGCTCGTTGTCGTAGTTGCCGATGTAGGCGATCGCGGAACCGCCGGTGTTGTGCCCCAGGGTGTGGGGTGACACCCGGTGAGGGCTCACCCCCATGAAGATGCGTCCAGATGGCGGGATGAGGAAAGGGTAGGACATGCCCACGCCGAACCGCTGCTGACCAACCCGTTCCACTGTGCGCACCGCGGCGCAGTCCTGCGCGAAGGTAGCGTTCTTACCGGAGTGCCCGGTGACGGTGTTGTGTCCCCATACTTCGAGGTCACCTACTGGCCGGCTGGCGTGGCCGTCCTGGAACTGCGCACCCCAGGATGAGCGGGAGATGATCGCATTCATCGCTGAACCTCTTCTCCAGCGTTGGCGAGCTCGGCCTCATACATGGCCTGCCCGTCTACTGCGTCGCAAGATGAGTCCTGATCGAGCATCGACTCATCGACACCGTCATCAAGGTTGACGGGGATCCCGTTGTGGACGATTGGTCGTCCCATGGCTGCCTCCTGGGCTGAGCGTGTTGGTGGTTACGCGCCCAGTAAGCGGCCGTCGGCGACGCTCGTGGGGGAGGGAGCCTAAAGTCCGTAGTCCTCCCGGCGGGGCTTGTCCGACGGCGGGTTCGGCCACTCAGGGATCTCTCCCATAGGCACCTGCTTCTCTGCTAGCTTGCCCAGCAATCTTGAGGCGAACTCCTGGACCCGGCGCCGGTGCGCAGCTTCCCAGTCGCTCAGGTCACTATGAAACCGCTTCTCCGCCTCAGACCGGTCGACTCTCGACTTCAGGTCGTTGTTGATTCTTCGCTCCCGCTGCGCCCGGCCCGAGCGCTTCTTCTGGATGCCCTGGATCGCCACGGTGAGAGCAGAGCCACCCCCGAAAATCGTCGCGATCGCGGGCCAAAATACTGACCAATCCCACATACACGGATACCCCTCATTCCTTGGTCAGTTATTTGCCCGGCTCGTAGCTAAAAGGCCAGATGTACACGGCTCTCCCCGCCAGGTGCAGTGCCAGGGCAGATAGCGCAAGAGCCTGTGGCACCCGGTTACCGTCACTGGAGAAGTGCAGACCGAACGCAGTGAGCGTGTAAATGACAATCCCGGTCAGGCACAAGATGAGGGCGGGCTTCTCTACATCCCATTTCCCCAAGGGACAGGCGATCGCGGCGGTAAGTCCGCCGATGGCAGAGAAGACGCCCCAGAGGTATGCCAGCCAGCCGATGCTGCCAGTGATTGAGTTCGGAGGTTCCAGCATCACGGACACTCCGAGGAACCCGATGCAGATGTAAGCCGCGATGTGGAATGCAGTCATCAATCGGGGCTCGTGGAGCCGGGACCAAATGGCTTTGGGCCATGAATCATTACGACCCACCATCACGCACCCACCCTCGACCAGTCGGACCAAGTGCCACCTACGTATCGACGCCGGATCCACATAGGGTGACTGCCAATCGCTACGGTGTATCGCTGCATCACGCTGTTGCCGATGTGTCGCTTGACCTCTAGCAACCCCTCGTTCCCGGCCGCGCCGGGTGGGAAGTGGTTAGCCTCGCTGGCGTTCGTGGAGCTAGTCACGTAGAAGTCGCCGGGCTCGGTGCGTGCGTTGAGGTTCGTCGATCCCAGGGGCTGCGGAAGTGTATGGACGACCTGATCGGCCGTCACGAATTCTTGCCATGCACTGAACTCGCCATTGGTGTTAGACGTGCGGAACCACTGACGTGGGCTGGACCATTGCGTCCAAACCTGGATCCGGTGACCAGAAGTTGAATTTGTGAACTGACGAACAGACAGCGCCCCGGCATTTCCGTTGACGGGGTAACCGTTGGCAATGGTCACTGGCGTCGTCTGATTCTGGTAGTACTCACCGGTCTCTGTTACTGAGTCGATGCTGCCGCTTCCAAGCTGACCGCGATCCTTGATCGTCCCGGCGTAAAGATCGTCCACATAGCTTCTTTGAGTCGCGTGAATCGAAGCAGTAGGGGCGGGAACTGCAATATTTCCATTACTCGTGCGGAGTGGCAGGGCATTGCCTACAGGATTGGGCGAAGCGCCGTCCACCAGCTGAAAATGAATGTGGCTCATCGCCCCCTTATTGCCAGCTGTCGCGGCGGGTAAGCGGGCACTACTGAACTCCCCGGAGTTTATGTCTGCGGCGCTGTGCCGATGAGAACCCACCTGCTGGTCCACGTATTTTTTGTTAGCCACGTGGTACTCCAAAGCGGGAACTTCCGAGTTGAACCGGTTCTCAGAGTCCCTGACCACCAAACTGCCCGCACCATTGAGGGACCTGCGTCCATCGATTAGGGCTTTATCTTCTGGGCTGAGTGCCCCTTGGGCGCTGGTGGTAGCTGGGGGCAGACGGGCAGGGTTGAACGTTCCGCCCGTGGTGTCGGAAGCGTTGTGCGTGTGCGACGCGGCTGCGCGGGTGTTGATCAGGGTATCTACGTAACGCTTATTGGCGGCGTCAGTGACTGCTGAGGGATCTGCGAACCGGGTGCGGCCCTCGGAGTCGCGAACCACATGTGTGTTCGGTGTGGAAACGTTTGTCGCGGCGAGCATCTTCGCCCGGTCCTCACCCGACTGGGCGCCTGGTGAGTTCGCTGTCGCTAGTGGGATCCGGTGGACGTGGTCCGCGCGGGCTGCCCGGTCAGAGGTTCCCTCATCGGCTTGGACCGTGCTGCCACCAACCAGGACAGTTGAGCCGGGGCCCCCTGCGCCGATCCTGGCGACTTCGAGCCAGGTCGTCCCGGTGTCGTAGAACAGGTCGCGGGTGTCGGTGGCCGCGTAGAACCGGCCCCGCGTCTCAGGCATTGGTCGGTCCGCGCGGGCTCCCTGCAGCGCGATCGCTGCCAGCTCATCGATGAGCTCCATGCGCCCATTGAAGTCAGTGCGCGTCGGATGCAGATCCTGCCCGTTGGTGTACCGGGGGAGCTGAAACCGCGGAGTCGGATCGATAGCCATACCCGCAGGGTGCCGCCGTCACCGTTCGGCTTGGGGGACGGTCTAGCGTGTCCGCACACCCACAACCACAAGATCGTCCTTACGACCCTCCACAGCAACCACCAAAACCTGATCACCCACCACAGGCTGAGCGCCAGCCAACCACTGCACCGGACCTACCCACTCCTCACCCATCAGACGCGGCACCACCACGTACACGCCCTGATCGTCGGACCTGGCGCAGAACCCACGCCACCCCGTGGGGATCATCGCCTCACCACGATCAGTGCGCGACTGACCGCGAGAGCGAACTACAAGATCATTCACTGCGCTCACTCAGATCACCTCCCCGTAGTAGACCCTCGGTAACCGGTAGACCGCCACATACCTGTCCGTCTCAGGACGTTCCACCGTGACCATGCTGTCAGCCACCGCTTCGATGACCAGTCCTCCACCAATCGTCAGACCGCAACGACCATCCGCCAGAACCGCCACACAACACGACATGCCCAGCCGACCGCGCGGGACCTCGTGCCGGTCCAACCATGCCGAGAGCCGGACGTCACGGTCCGGCAGATCCACATCAAAGGGCTTTAACAGCTGAGACACGAGCTCCGCCATCTGCAGCCCAGTCGACCGCTCCAAACCACGGTCACTATCCAGGTCCGCGCCGGTCCGGTAATGAGCCTGAACCAACGGCAGCGCCCGGGCCAGCAGTAACCCACGCCAAAGCCGGCGCATCAGTCGTCATCCTTCTCTGGATCGGTGTCCTTTTCCGGTTCAGGATCCACCGGGCGCTTACAGGTCAGCACCACCGGTGCGGTCCGAGTCAACGGATACTCTGCCTTCGTCACGATCCACCCGCCACCCATACGGTGCACGCCACCACCGAGGTTCACCGAGTCACCGGGCCGGGCAGAATCCATGTCGTCGGAGACGATCTTCAACGTCAGCTCCTGGTCCCGCCGGTGCGGGGCGTCCTTGAACTTCGGCATCTCCGTCAGTGCCTCGCTCATCCGCTTCTGCGAGTTCCAGGTGAACGACAGCTGACGCAGACCCGCCCGGTTGAACAGCCATGAGGGCCTGGCGAACACCAGTGTGTCGGCGTGCTCAAAGCACCATGCACCACGCTTCTTTGCGACCTGCGTCAACAGGTCCCAGTCGTTCTCCTGCTTGTCACCCTTAGGCTTCTCCCGGACGATCTCCTGGGACCCCAGCCCAGGTTGAACCAGATGCTTCATATCCACGTCGTTGGCCCGCTGACGCACCCAGGTCGAGATATCGACCTTGCCCCAGTTCCGTTCCCCAGTCTGACTCCGCAACCGGGTCACAAAACGCGACGGGGCCTTCACCACAATGTTCGGTCGACCCCGCCCCTGTTCGACGGTCACCTGTTCGATCGTGAGCCGCCACGGACCATATGAGACCGCGGTGCCGAACGCGAAAGTGCCGCGGCTCCAGAACCCAAAGTCATCGTCATCCTCAAACTTGAAACTCATCTCCGTCACCTGGTCAGTCGATGAGGACAAGGAAGCTTCCAAGCACGCCTGGGCCAGGTGCCCGGCTATACCGTTGCCGAGGATCTTGATGTCACGGAGCCTGTTCTTGATGAACAGGGTGTCGGTCACGCGTTGCGTCATATCCGCAAGCTATCCCCGTCCAGCGCACGGATAGGGGGACCGAGACTAGTTTCCAAGGGAAGACCCCGCGACGGTGAAAGCCGTCCGGGGTCACGACCGACACTTCAGGGAGTGCCGGTACAGAACAAAATAGCTGTTTCATTGATAAATGTGAACACTTCAGGCGAATTCTTAGCTATCGTCGCTTCGTTTAAAGTAACTCCAACGAGGTCATTTCGGCGGGATCTTGAACGTCTGCCCGGGAAAGATGAGATTCGGGTTGCGGATTCTGGACTTGTTGAGTCGATAGATTTCGGGCCACCTGGTCGCCTTGCCCAGGTAGCGCAGGGCGATGTGGCTGAGAGTGTCCCCGGACTTCACCGTGTGGGTCCGTCGCACCGGACTCCGGGACGGCTGACTCTTGGGAGGCGCCTTGATTGACCGGACACGTGCCGCGTGGTCCACGGCCTCCACCAACTGCCAGGAGAGCTCGGCACGGGCGATCCGGTGAGCCGGTGTCATGAGCTGCACATCGACTTCGAGGCTGACGATGAACCACCAGCCAGCGAATTCCGGAGGCATGCCAGTGAACTTCACTCGGTCACCATTCCGTGCCCTGGCACGGAGCCAATCCACGTCTGCCTGCACGCTCTTGGAAGGGTCCGGGTAGGCCAGCAGGTGGGAGAACTTGATCCGCTTATTGTCCTCACCCTCCACACGCGTCAGGGCTTTCCGACCGGCCCTCTCGACCTCAGCGATAGGCGCGGTCTGGGAGAAGGTGAACTCATTTGGAGTCTTCAACAGGCGCCGCTTCGCACCACCGGACGTTTGTACCGTGACTTCACGGGAACGACGCCGGCCACCAATCACACGAACCTGCGCCATCAGTACGCCCTCCTCTGGAGTTCCTCAAAGAACTCCTCAATCTCTTCCCGGACCTCTTCCCGAATGCTCTCCACGGACTGACCGGAACCGTCAATGGTGATCTGCACGGCACCTGCCTGAACCACAGTGCTCTGCGACGTGCCCGATGAGCTTCGGCCACCACTACCCGCGGTGACTGGCAGCTTCAGGACCGGACTGTAGGTGGACCGATCAAACAGCTCCGCAGGGCTGTCAGGCACGATGTTGCCGCCAGCTTCCATGGCTGCCACCAGCCCGGCGACACCACCACCAGCCAGACCAGCCAGTGCGTGGATCGACGGATCATCCCGGTTCACCGCTGCGAGTAGCCGGTCATACTTTCCGCTCGAGCGCTGGTTGATGACCCATTCGCCGTCGTCGACCCGAGCCAGTGGCATCCCGGCCGCGTTGACGCCGACGATCATGTCGGTGCCAAGGCCCGTGTAAGGCAGCCGGCCACCATTGGCTCGCGTGGGGAGGTTCCCAATCTGGCCTCCACGGAAGCCGCCTCCCAGGGTTGGTCCGCCGGGGGAGACGTTGGTGAGCAGGTTCGAACGCTGGACGACCTGAGTGATCGTGCTCGACCGGTTACGCGCCGCGTGGTTCAACGCTGCTTCGGCCCCACCCGTGAGCGCGCTGGCCGTAATGCTCGTACGCCACGGAGTAGCGGTCAGGCTATTAATGGTGCCGCGGGCAGAAGCATCGTTACCCACAATCCTCGCGGTGGTTGGGTAATACCCATTCTGGAAGGCAGACATGGTGGCTCGCGCCTCAGAGTCCCGACCAGTGATCCGCGCAACCGCCCGGTGGTCCCCATTAAGGAACGCGGCCATCGCCTGATTCGCAGGCGAGGTGTTCCCATCGATGTCGGCACGGGCGATGTACTCCCCGGACGTGAAGTCAAAGACAGTCCGCTCAGCGGGACCAGCGTCACTGAAGATCCGGGCCAGAACTTCATGGTCCTGGGAGGTGAAGTTCTCCATCACCATCTCCGCCATTTCGGTGTCACCCGTGATCTTGACCATGGCGCCGAGATCGTCAGACTCAAGAGCCGTGATCGCCGACTGGGCGTCCTCGGTCTGGGCTTCGAACCAGATCTCGTTGTACGTCGGCAGCGCAGCAGTGGCATCACCAAGTGACTGGACACCCGCGGTGGCGAAGTCGTTGAAGTACGCCTCGACATCGGTCCGGTACTCCTCGGGGATTGCCATGAACGAGGCAGCGTAGTCTCGTGCCTGGCTTTCGCTACCAGTCATTGCGAGTGCGGTTTTGTAGAGCTGATCGTAGGTTCCCATCAGACCTGCCGTGACAGAGTCTGCTGAGTCTCCCGCTTCGATGTTGGCCTGAGCCAAGTCGCGGGCAGCGTCACCGACGGCGCGGAATGCCCGCTGGTTCTCCATACCGGCACCGGTGTACCGATTCATGGAGTTACCGTTCTCATCAATGGACGTGGTGAGCTCGTTCACCCGCTCGTTGTAGGTCATCAGCGCTTCGGAGGCGTCGAGCTGGATGATTCCCAGCTGGAAGTACATGTCCACGATCTCGCCTAGTGACGACGCGGCAGCCTCGGACAATTCGGCCTGCTCTCGGAGCACGTCATTGATTCCGCGAGAACCTTCACCAGCGTTGGCCGCGGCATCCGCCACAACGTCCCATGCTGCGCCCGCATCAAGCGCGGCCATGGCAGATTGATCCGTGGCGATCGCCAGAATCTCTTGACTGCTCGCGGCGTAACCCGCTTCGTGGGCTGCACCCCGGATCGCCTCGGCGACCTGGGGGTACATCTCCAGGACCTGATCTGCGGAGAGATCGAGTTCCTCCTGAGCGGCTTTGATTTCCCCGAATCCAGCGGCGACCTCATCAAACCGGCCACCGGTGAAGGCCGAGGTCAGGGACTCATCGAGGTTCGCGATATTCGCGTCCAGGTCGGTGACCTCGCCGGAGATTCCGAAGGCGCTGTGGAACATCCGGTTCATGCCGTCTTCGATCCGGTGGGTCAGGGTGTCGCTGCCCAGGCGCTCCATCGTTTCGGTGAGGCTTTGGGGTCCGGTTTCGGCCCGTGACCACTGGATGTTGGTGAAGGCCTCAGCCCCGGATGCGGCCGCCCGGAGTTCTTTGCCCATATCGGAGGCGCTGGCTGCGAAGTCGTCAGAGTCCTCGACGATGGCACCGATGATTTTCAGGCCGATGAAGGCAGCTCCGGCGATACCGGCCGCGATGCCGATACGGCGGAGCCCGCCGGCGACGCTGGATGCGCCGCTGGCGAAGTCATAGAGAGTGGTCCAGGTGGTTTTCACCGCCCCGCCGAAGGCTAGGAGGTGTGGGGCTGCCAGGACGATGGCGGATCCGATGAGGCTGATGCCACCTGCGGCGCCGATACCTAGACCGGCGATTTGAAGCAGCGGGGCAGGTAGCTCGAGTAGCGCAGATCCGAAGTCTGCGGCTTGGTTGATGCCCGCGACGAGGAAACCGCCACCGTTAGGGTCGACTAGGGGCGCTGCAAGGACTGAACCGAAGTCACGAACACGTGCCCGGATTCGGTCTAGTGCGCCCTCGTAGGTGTCTCGGAGACCTTCAGCGGAACCTGCGAAGCGGGTGTTCATTCCCTCGGTGAGTGCTGTGATCGCGGTCCCGGCGTCGAGTGCCCCGTCGGAGATCTGTTCCCTGATTTCGTTCCCGGACATGCCCATGGATTCGCCGATGATGTCGGCGGCATTGACACCCATCTGCCCCAGACGCTGCAGCTCCGCACCAGTCATCTTCCCTTGACCCTCGACGGTGCCGAGGATGTCGACCAGCTGCATGATCTCCTGGTCACCACCGCCCATGGCGGCGACCGCGTTCTGGATCCCCTCCATGGTGGGGATGACGCGGGTGCCTTCCATGCCGAAGGCCATCAGCTGCTGCTGTGCGGTGATCCAGGTGTCACGGGCGTACGGGCTGTTGTCCGCGAACTCGTGGAGCCGCTGCATCTGCGCCGCGGCGGTCTCCGCTGAGCCGGTCATCGTTTCCATGGCCCGACCGGAGACCTGCTGCAGAGTGTTGTAGGCGATTCCCGCTTGAAGGACATACCCGGTCGCCGCGACTGTCGCACCGCCAACCACGCCGAGGGCAACGCCAACTTGGCTGAACTCGTCCTTCATGGCGGCGGCGTTCTCAAGCAGGCCCCGTGCGCTGGTGTCCGCCTGGGTGAAGCTGTTCTCTATGCCGAAGAGGGCGCTGTCGAGTTCCGTGGCGGAGAACTCCATCGCTTCAAAGGACGCTGCGGTCTGCCTCCCCGCACCGTCTGCTGAGGCGCCGACATGGTCCAGCCCTGCCGCGACGCTGTCAGCGGCAGGACGAGCGCCGGACAGTCCACCCGTAAGTCGGTAGAGAGCCTCGCTTGACGCGGAGGCTTGGACAGCGGCACCCTCAGCTGCTCCGCCTAATTGGTCGAGCCCAGCAGCGGCACCTTCGGCTGCAGGAGCCGCGCCTGAGAGCCCCCCGGAAAGACGGTAAAGCGCATCGCTAGAGGACGAGGCTCGCTGGGCTGCACCCTCAGCGGAACCACCCACCTGGTCCAGGCCAGCGGCCGCTGAGGCCATCGTCGAACCTGACTGGCTCACGGTGGAGTCAAGCTGCCCATAGGCCTTCTGCATGGCCCCGGTCTGCTGAGCTACGCCCTTCGATGTTGACGCAGCGGACTGGGAGACCTTGCGGTTGGACTCTTCGGCTGACTTGCCGGTCTCTTCGAGCTTCCGGTTGAAACGGTCGAGGTCGGCGGTGGCTTCGTCGCGCATCTCCGCGACGAGAACGATCCGTTCTTCAGCCACCTGCCGACCTCCCCTCCCTATGGATCACCGCCGGTTCTTGGCGGCTTGCTCCTGTTTGTGTCGTGCTTCTTCACGGTCTTGAGCGACCATTTCGATGGCTGCGAGCCTGGCTGCCCGTCTCCACGTGTCCGTTTCCTCAAGGACCGCGATCGGGTCCAATCGGAGGATCTGTGAGACGTTGACCGCTTCCCGCATCCGGGGGTCGGAGCGGAGACGGGCAACCAGGTCGGTCAAGAATTTGGGTTCGCCTCCACGGTGTAGCCACAGGCCTCGACGAGTGAGTCACCCATCGCGATCAGGTAGCCGGGGGTAAGGAACTTCTCGATGGCATGGTTGATGGTGTGGACGTTCTCCCCGTACTTGGTGCCCTTGACGATGTCGAGGAACTCCCGATCAGTGAGGGTGAGGGGCTGACCCGATCCGAGGTGAACGGCGTTGCCGTCGAAGATGATGCCCGCAGTGAGTTCCCGGATCAGGCTCAGCGCGAACTTGCGCCCGTCGAACTTTCCTGGCTCACCCGAGCGGCGAGCTTTGCGGTTCTGGGTGGCGGTGGTGGCAGCTTCGCGGAGCTCAACGAACCGCTCGCCGTCGAGGTAGGTGTTGAACTTCAGCTTGTACCGGGGACGTGCCGGGACATCCCAGTTCTTGACCTCGTCGAGTTCATCTTCGAGTTCTTCCTCGATGTCGGCGCGCATCTGCTCGAGGATGCTCAGCGGCTTAGGTGCGTTCTCACCTGTCTCCGGGAGCTCGCTCGGGATGTTCTTTTCGGTCTCGTCGAGGGTGCCGTAGGTGGGCTGTTCTGACATGACGGGTGCCACGTCCTTCCTGTGCTTGTCTCGGTGCATCAGTCCCGTTTGGGTCCTGGTGCTCACAGGATGTGTCGACGCCGGACGTGAGTGTGGGACGGCCCAGGACCGCACCAGATCCTGAACCGCCCCACACGTCTTTTCTGCACCACCCCCGCCCGAGACAAACGGGGAGGCAGCTACTCACCAGCCACGCGACGGCATGTGGTCAGGGTCTTCCCCAACCCCGACACACACCGGACCCCGCAGTGACGGGGTCAGGCGGCTGGCTGGTTTATCAGACCGCTGGGCCCGTGGTGCCGAACACCAGGGTCAGGGTCGCCGCAGAAGACGACCCGCCCTCGGAGTCGGGCTCGTTGAGACCCACCAGCGGGCAGTCCGGCCACGACTGGGGTTTGCCCACCCGGTCACCGTTCTCGTCCAGCTCCTGGACGGTGATGTTGGCCCGACGGACAGGGCTGCGCTTACGCCACTGTCGGAGCCACGCCTCGTCCTCGGTCTTCTTTGTGCGCGTCAGCGTCAGGTTGCTGTAGGTGGGGAGACCCATGAGGATGTCGTACACCTGGGATCCGCCGTCGAAGTCGTTCTCATGCGACCGTTCCATCTGGCCGCCTGACTTGTTCCACGTGCCAGGGATCCCCTGGACGGTGACCCGGTACTGGCCCTGTGTGGTTTTAGGCATGGTTCTGCTCCTCTCTCAGTTACAGGGCCGCGCCGATGGCGACCTTGACGATTTCCACACGGATCAGCTTCGCGACCGGGGACAGGCGGACAGCGACATCCACCGTGATCTCGTTGCGAGCCACCTGCGGGATGGTGTTGTTGGAACGGTCCACGACCACCGTGTATCCGGGGTCGACTTCCTCGTTCTCACTGTTGCTCTCGGCGTAGAAGCCACCGGCCTGTGAGATCGGGTGAAGGATGGAGACCACGGCGGACTCGATCTCTCCGAAGAGGAAACCGCGTCCGTCATTGGTGCGCCACACGTAGTTCTCTAGCCGGTTCTTCACGAGCACCTTGAGGTTGTTCAGGGTGTCTCGGCTGGAGAGCAGACCGAAGTGCTCCGGGTCATCTGCGAGGGATGACCAGTTGTTCAGCCACACCCGGGCTCCGGAGGTCTGGATCCCGTTCACCCGTGAGGCATCGAGGCGGTCGAGGAGTTCGGCGTTGACCGGCACGGTGGTCCCAGTGATCCAGTTCGCACGGCCGTTCTCCAAGCCTGCGGGCACCCGCCAGAACTCGCCTTCTCGGAAGGCACGGGCACGGACAGCCGCGACGAAACCTTCAGGGGAGACGATTCGGGTGGCACCAGCGTCGGGGATGACGAGGTGAGGGTAGAACAGGCCGGCCCGGGAACCGTCCAGGGTGTCGGAGATTTCTCCGGCGAGCTGTTCGACCTCGACCAGTTCGGCGTCCTGGTGTGGCGACAGGAGCGCGATCTTCCGAGACCGCGATGCATAGTCGGTCAGGGCCGCGCCGATCAGATCAGCTGGGTAGCCAGGAACCGCGACCGCTCCGCCCTCACCCTCACGGCCTGCACGCTCGAGAGCGGCGATGACTTCAGCGGTGGTGACGTTCTCCCGGTCGTCGGAGCCGCCGGTGAGGTTGTACTCGCCATCGAGAGGACGGGCTTCCAGATCCTGGGTGAGGGTCTGCACCTTCACCAGCTGGTTCGAAGCTGCCCGGCCCACGAGTTCGGAGAGCTCGGTGATTCCACGCCACAGGGCGAGGGTTTCACCCGCGGTGTCTGTGATTTCGACACTGTAGGTGGATCCGTCGTCGGCCTCAGCGACGGTGACGGTCCAGTTGTTGGACCATGCGCCGGGTTCAGCTGCGGAGATCCGAAGGACCGCTGGAGCGTCTGTCCCTGCCCCGTCGATGTCGACGGTGGCGGTCGCAGCAGCAGGACCCGTGACACGGGAGACCAGGAGTTCTGCGCCGCCTTCCTCGAAGAACATGCGGGCGGTGTCGAACAGAGGCCCACTGTAGGGGGTGCGATCGCCAAAGACGCTCGCATACTCTCCGACCGTGCGGATCGTCACCGCCTGATCAGCGGGGCCATGCTGGGTGAGACCGGCGACGTGGAGGACACCGGAGGGTGCTCCGGTGTTGGAAGGGCCACTGCGGATGCCCGAGGTGACCTCGACACCAATGCGCTGTGCCATGGGTTACTTCTCCTTCTCGGATTCAGTAGGGGTTTCGGACACACCGGTATCGGTGGCCTGGTCGGAGGACGTGTCGCCGCCCTCGGGCGGGGACAGGAAGAGATCACGGATCTCGTTGCGCGACATCGGTTCCAGTTCACTGGGGTCAAGGCCTTGAGTGACCGCGTAGTCGGACCACGCTTCACGGGTCGCGTTCCCGGCAGGCGTGGCGCTGGTGTCGCCGTCGTCGGCGGGCATGGTGATGGTCTCTTTGCAGGGCCGGTCATCGGCCTTGACCATCGTCTGGGGTTCGGAGCACACAATGAGCCGACCGGCTGCGACCAGACGGGCAGTCACAGGATCATCCGCCGGCGCTTCGGCGGTCTTGAAGACTGACAGCACCTTGCCGTTGGAGGTGTACACCTGACTGTTCGGCCCCGGGTTGTGGACCAGGATTGAATCGCTCATGGGCACAGCGTGTGGCCCACCGGGCTAGGCTTGTGGGACGGTCCCTCAGGGCTCTTCGGGCAGGAACGTTTCATCGGTGGCGAACCCTTCGACCGGTCCCAGGGACGGCTGAATAGCCGGGGTCCGTTCGGTGCTGGTGATGTGGAATTCATTCCGCCCCTCCAGCAGATACTTGCCGCCGTTCTCGGCCATGCCCCCGACGATCTCTTGCATGTCATCGAGGTAAATGACAGACCGCTCGGTAGGTGTCCTGATGAGACCTTTGGCTTGGATCAGGATGGTGCGGACCACGAGCATGAGACGGTAGCGCTGCAGGGCGACGTCGTTCTCGTGTCCACCCACCACGTGGGTCGCGATGAGGAACGGATACCGCCATTCGGTTTCGTCATACTCGCCGTCACGGTCGCTTTCCCGGGCTGTCCGGCGCAGCGGGGTATCCCGTGCCATGACCATCCACGTAGGAAAACGGCCCTTTGAAACGACGTCGACCCATGTGGCGTGAATGTTGTCCGGGGCGGGCACTTCGATCACGCCGGGTTCAAGTCCGGCTTCGACTTCGACGAGGCGGGCAGCGGCTTGGCCTCGGTCTCGTAGGAGGCGGACCAGTGCTCGGGCGTTACCTTCGTGGCCGATCATGCGGCGACTCCTTGGAAAGCGAAACGGTGGAGGATGTTGCCGTACTGGCGCAGCTCCGACGGTGTGGGTGGGTGCACGATCTTGCGAGCTGTCATGTTCTCGGTGCCGCCTTGGTGGTACTTGGCGTAGTGGAGTGCCGTGCCGACGACCATTCGTTTGTCGTCGATGTGTTCGATCCCGAAGGGACGCTCGGCCATGGAGGATCGGAGCTCTCCGGTTCGGGTCAGGATTGGTGCGCCAGGGTAGCGGGCGGATTTCCACGCCGCGTAGGCCGGAGTCAGGGGCGCCCAGTACCCGTAGAACCCGCCCCCGGATCCGAAGTTCTGGGCCTGTGAGGAGGCGAAGACGTTCGCGATCTCGTCGAAGATCGGTGCGGCGTTGCTGATGTTCTCGGAGAACCTGTCGAGCAGGATCGTGAACGGGGTGATGCCGTCACCCTGGAAAATCAGCATCATCATGGGGCATCACCGCCAGTAGGGGATCTCGGAGCCAGGAGCTGTACCGGCGAATGGTCCCGGTAGGTGTCCGGTGTTCTCCCGGACGAACCGGTCAGTGAAGACCGCAGGCGGGAACGAACCTCCACCAGCGGATACCGCGCCGGTCGCATCAGGGGCGGGAGTGCTGATCCAGTCTTCGAGCGCAGCTTCCATTGCGGCGAGGTCCTGCCTGTACCGGTTCCACAGCACCTGACCGTAAGAGGCCTGGTCTTGGACTCCGGTCCGCTGCGGGTATGCGGCATCGACAAGGTATGCGGCTGCCCGGACCGCGATGACAGACTTCCCGGCGGCTTCGATCTTGCCCTGGATGTCCGTGGTGAGACGTGAGCGGCGACGCAGCGCAATGTCCACGACAGCGGCCGCGTCATTGATCCACGTGGTCACATCCCCGACGGTGATCCGACGGGCGATGTTGGGCCGCGCGAACTCATCGTCATCGGTCTGGACGATGGTTCCCTGTGTCGGGTCGAGGGTCACGTCAGCTTGGGAAGCCAGCGCCACAACATCTTTGACGGTGACTCCCCAAGCAACAACGGTCTCGGCGCTGTCGGGCACGGGTCAGGCGCTCCGAAGCAGACGGTTCGCGATCCCGGCGTTGACCTTCTTCGCAGTGGTCGTGATGACGTCTCCCTTGCGGGCGTAGACCCGGCTGCCATCAGCGGCGATGAGGCTATACACGTCAGCGATCACGATGGCCTGCGCTTCACCTTCACCCGCATCGATCGTGGTGCCCGTGGGCTTCACCTGCACGGGAGGGGCAGCCACAGCCGCGGCCTCGACAGGGTCGGTCGTGGGGTCCACGAACTTCGCCAGCAGCCCACCAGGGGCCGCGACTTCCGCGGGGACCGTAGCGGGGTCAAGCTCAGGGTCAGGGTCGGCAGAGGCTGATGGCTCCACACTCAGGACCTCAGATTCACCACCCCCCTGGACCTCGGTCACGATCTCAGTGGTGTCTTCGGCGGTGGACCCGGCCGCAGCCTGGGTCGTGTCGTCGGCTTCCTCCACGATCGCTTCCTCAACCAGCTTCTCCTGCGCCTGCTTGGCGGGTGCGGTCCTCGTGGTGCTCTGATTCCTGCGTGTGTTCTGAGCCATCAGCTCTGCCTTCCCTTAGTTGCTGGTGACCTGGTTAGCTACGGAATCCGGTGATCCGGACCGCAGCCAGCGGGTCAGTGATGATCGGAACAATGTGGCGCCAGGCCTGGATGATGTCGCGCTGGCGGTCGTTGTCCGGGTAGACGTTCGTCTGGACACCGTTGGCGGCGTCGCGGACCGAACCGACAACCATGCGTTCCATCGCGTAGATGGTGCCCACCGGGACCGCGGAGGACACGATCCACTCGAGCCCGGCGATCCCGTCGATGTCACCGGAAAGGGCCGGGTTCAGTTCACGGGTTTCCCGCGGGAACTGGTCACGAATATCCCGGGAAAGCAGGAACTCCTGCTTATCCAGCGGGTTCACCAGGGCGACGTTCGCCTGGTAGGGGAAGTCCTCGTCGGACTCCACCAGGGAGGTTCCTCGCATGATGTCACCCACCGGGTCAGATCCGGTGGATCCCCAGGAGGATGCACCGTAGCTGCGGAGGTTCTGGTTCCGGGTCAGAGCCGCGACTGAGACTCGGTTGACCTTGGTGATGACCTTGGAGCGGAGGATTCGAAGCTGACGCTGCACCACATCCCACTCGTTCCAGTCACGGGACTCCCACGTCACGGGGGCCGCGCCACCGTACTTGTCGACCTTCGCCGTACGAGGAGTGACCTGCTCATCGTCGATGATCGGAAATTCCGCGCCGGGAGCGATGACCTCAGCCTCGCGCTCACCCTCGGACCGTCCGGTGACCTCGTCGTATACGACCGCGCCGTTATTGGCGGGTCCCTGGGCGAAGACGTAGTCGGCGATCGTGGCCTTGGCGATCAGATCAGTGAGGTCCTGGCGAATCTCAGTGGGGTTCTGGAGGTAGTCGGCGACCTGTGGTGCGATCTGGCCGGGAGGGTAAAAAGCTGTAGTAGGCACTTGCGTGTCCCTTTCTGGTGAGTGATCCGGGGTTACTTCAGGAGGACAGGGGCGTCAGCACCGGAAGCGGCGTTAGCGACCGCGTATCCGACGACTTCTGCCTCTGCCTCAGCGGGGACAGCGGTGCCGCCTTCACCCACGGCGATGGGGTCAGTGGCGGTGATGTCGACACCGGCGGTGACCGGGACGATCCCGCCGACGTTGACGTGGACGTGGCCTTCGGCGGCGATGTCGTGACCGACCACGCCAAGGACACGCGCACCGGCGGTGGCCGGAGCAGCATCAGGGAGGGTGCCCCGACCACCAGCGACCGCCTGGACGAAGGTCTTACCGGTCAGCGCGACAGTCGCGTGGACAGTGATGTCATGGCCGGGCTTGAAGTAGGGGATTGCGACGTTTGCAGGCATCACTTGGCCTCGCTTTCAGATGGGATGTTCATCAGGCGGCGACGCTCTCCGCGGGACTGGTCGTCCACATCGGTGTCGGCGGCTGCGAACGCTGCATGGGTGGACCCGATCTCGGAGACCGGGATGGTGGGGGTGATCTGCGCCAGGAGGCCTGCGGCGTCCTTGGCGTTGGCTGCGAAGCTTGCGCGCCAAGCGCCCTCATCCTTGGGGTGGATCTTGCCCCGGCGCTTGCCCTCGGTGATCTGTGCGTCCACGAACTCTGCGGTCTGCTTCGCCTCAATGCGTGAGAGGCGGGCTTCAAGATCGGAGTTGCGGGTCAGCACAGCGTTGAGCTGGTTGCGGGAAAGCTGCACCAGTTCCGGTCCACCCTTGGCTGCGGCGATGGACGCCACCTCGTCCAGGTTCGCTGGGGCGGAGCCTGCTGCGCCCTGCTCGCCGGCCTCGTTGTTGGTTCCACCAGCGTTCTGATCGCCGGTGGTGTCATTAGCTTCGAACGCCCGGCTGACGGCTTCTTGAATCTGCTCAGAAGTAGCGTCCTCCGGGAGTTCGAGCTGTTCACGTAGGCCCTTCAGGGCCTCATCGCTCAGCATCGGTTTTGCTCCTTCGGTAGCGGTTGTCACCACCGGCGAGGTGGTGTCCGTACCGTCAGAATGGGAGAGCTGAGCTTCCGGTTGTGGGACGGTTTCAGGGGGAGTGCTGGACGGGGCAGAGACTGGTTCGAAGCTGTGCTTAGCGACGACCTCAACGGCCTCGCCGGCCCAGTCGAGGGTGCCGTCCTCGGCTACCACGTAGGGACGCTGGTAGGTCTTGGGTTCGATGTCCTCGTGCTGGTAGTAGGCAAACTCATCGGTCCAGTCCATGAGGAAGTACCACTCGTCCTCGCTGCGATCGCGGAGCCCGTAGACGAGGCTTCGGAGCGCCTCATCGAGTTCGCGGGAGGTCTTGCCCCCGGGGAGGGCGAGATCCATAGACAGCGCGGTTCGTTTTCCGGAGAGATGCACGGAGAGTCCCTTTCGTTTGGCTGAGAATTCGGTGTGAACGTCGTCGAGGCCCATCACCGCGGGGGCCGAGGCTCCGAGCAGAGCGACTGCCGTCAGCACGGCGGGAAACTCCTGCACGGTCTCGCCGTCCTGGTCACGCAGCTCCACACCGAAGTCGATCTCTGCCGAGCGCTGTGGGTACGCGGACGCGAGTTTCTTGGCCAGGTCCTCAGGGACCTTGATGTAATCACCGCGCAGCGTGTTCCCGTCGTCTTCGATACGGAGGTTGTCGACCTGCCCGTAGGCGGGTGCCCCGTCTCCCCAGTCGGGGTTATCCACGGACGGGTTGATGTGGCCGATCTTGATGACCGGGAGGTTCAGAAGCCCGGAGTCCCAGGCGGCGTGAATGTCGGCGACCATGTCGGTGGTGATGGTCGCTTCTCCCGTGGAGGCGTCCCATGTGCCGGTCTTGATGATGGCGACATCTTCAACATTTACGTAGGTCATAGGCCGCACCCTGCGCCTCAGTGCCGTTGGCGTGGGGGACGGGAAGAGCTGCACCTACTCGAAGACGGCGATGAGTGTGCCGCGGCACCGGGCGCCCCCTCGGCACCGGTAGTAGTAGCCGTTGGGGTAGAAGCGGCGCGCTTCCTCCCAGTCTGTGAATCTGCGGCCGTCGACGGTCTCGCACGACGTGCACTGGTTCCCATCCATCAGCTCAGACGCCCACACCCGGTCTGGTTCCAACTCGGGTGCGCTGGAGACCGTGTCGATACGTCCACGGCCAGCGCTGGACTGAGTAGCCTGTTTGGCTTGGTCACGCGATCCGTCGATCTGAATATCGTCTAACGTCTTCTCGATCTCCTGAACGGAGACCCTTTCCCGGATCAGGACGTCCTGGGAGGAGAGGTCGGCGTCAAGCTTCCCGGTGATCCTGCGCCAAGGATGCTGAGCCACAGCGGTGGCCTGCGGGAGGAACGCCTCGACCGGGAGTTCGGCAGCCCCGGAGTCCACGGAGACTCCTTGCCGTGACGCTTCTTCTAGGACCCGACGGCCACCGGCGATGTACGCGGCCGCGAGTAGCCCGGCGATGAGCAGGGCGACTCGAGACTCCGCTTCCTGGATCTGCTCCGGTTGGTTGCTGGTCAACCCGTGGATCGCTGTTTGCGCCTCGACAGGGGTGACCTCCTCGGACTCGCCGAAGAGCTCCTGGTTCACGAGGTCCTTGACCTCCGCATGGAGTTCCTCGAGCGCCGTGGTCGCCTCGGTAACCGCGGCGTCGACGTCGTCCTCGATATCAGCGAAACGCACCTGAGCCGAGAGTTCGTGGCTGAACATGGGCCTGGCCGCATTCGACGGCGCACGACGCTCCTGCTGCTGGGACACGATCAGGTCATGGTCTGCCGCATCAGCCAGAAGCACGATCGCCAACAGCTTCTTGTTCTGGTCCACCCCTACTGTCCCTCGACCTGGGCGCGCTTGTTCTCCCGCTTCTGGTAGTCCAGCGCGAGCTGACCCAAGAGAGTGTCCACGTCAGGTAGCGGCGGCTGTGAGCCATCCATGCCCAGAGCTGCAGCCGGTTCCCCGGTGGACTCGGTTGGGTTGAGCGCCGGGTTCGGGAGACCCGACTCAGGATCGATCTGACTCCGGAGAGACTGGACCGTGACAGGTGCGAGTCCGGTGTGCTCAAGGCCTTCAATGCCTGCGATCGTTGCGGCTGTCTCTGGCGTGTAGCCGGCGCGGATCAGGGTACCGATGATCTCTGCGCGGTTGTCCACCACACGGGCTGTCTCCGCCTTAGCGGCTGGGAGACCGTTCTGGGTTCGGATGTAGGCCTCCAGGTCGTCATCGGCGCGGACAACACCAGCGGTGACCAGGCGGGTCAGTGACTCACTGTTGATGCCTTCGGAGGCTTTCAAATCGCCAGGGGTGAGGGTGGGGTAGGGCTCGTCGGGCCCGAAGTTTAATTCGACGAGGTCACGGATGATGTGCTCAGTGGCTACCTCAGCGATGCTGTCTGCGAACGACTGGACCGCGTCCATGAAGACCCCGTGGAACGTCTCCCCGAGGGACTGGGATCCTCGGTCGTGTCCGAGGTCCATGAACATGGCGAGAGCGCTGCGACTGATCTCCTGGTCGTTGTACTTGATCCTTGGGATTAGATCCACGGTCTGGCCCTGGACACCCTGGATCTTCAGGTTCATACCGGCTGGGTAGTGTGCCCCGGCGGAGTGGCCGGCGCGGAGGTTCGTCACCACCTGTCGGGCTGTTTCCTGCTGGCCGGGCTCCGCGGGGTCGTACTCCATGGTGGGAACACCCATCGAGTTCCGCTCTGCGGCCTGAGCGTCGAGGCGCAGCAGCACGTCTTTGATGAGCCAGTGCTTGTACGCCTGGCGCAGGATCGACCGGCCAGACCAGTCCGCGCCCTCCATCTTGTGGGAGTAGAACACTAGCCGTTCGACACCGATCTCAATCTCGCGGCGCCCACCACCGGTGTGATCATTGAGCTGCTGGTAGATGGCCTTGAGTCCACCGTCTGCTTCGGTGGCGATCCGGGTAATCGTGCGGGGCAACCGGGGTGCGAGTTTCCGCAGGTGGATGACGTCGCCGTCGAAGCCTTCCTGGTCGGCGTTGGCCGGTCCGATCCCGTAGACCTGTTCGAAGGGCATAAAGCCCGCCCACAGTTGATGGCACGCCTGCTCGACGTGGACCCGCCAGCTGATGCCCTGACGGCGACGACGAGCCTGCGCCTCACCCGGTGCAGGCAGTCCCAGTTCGGAGCGCACGAAGCGGGCGACTCGTTCATCTACCCCGCTCGAGTCAATCTGCCAATCGGCTTTGATGACAGGCAACGTCAGGGCGGACATGACAGAACCAACGTGACCGTCCTCGGACCGCATCCGGTCATACACGGCAATGCTGTGGGGGAACTTCAGCTCGTAGCTGCGCTCTAACGGATCGATCTCCCACGTGTTTCGCCCAGCAGCCTGAGGCGAGTAGGAGCTCCTGATGCCACCGGGGGTGCCGAGTTCGTTCGTAGGTGCAGAAGTCATACCGGCACCATGAGTTCCGGGCTCCCCAGTTTGGGGGACGGGTGTCTCAGAAGTTCGCTGAACCAATACCCGCAGTAAGCGGCTGGACCACCGGTGGGCGACTGTCAGCAGCTGCGCGCCGTTGATCCGCAGAGGGCACATTCTTGCCCGCCAAGAACATCAGGGCGTACCTGGCGGCATCGTAGATGTGGTCGTCTGCCTCGGTGTCGACGTCGTTGGGGTTCTTCTTGGAACGGGGCAAGGATGGGAAGGTCCGGATGAAGTCCCGGCAGTTCTCGTAGACCATGAATCGGGACAACCCGTCAGGTCGGACCTTCAGGTGGTGGTCCAGGAGGGCCGCACCGTTGATACGGGTGTTGACCGCTTTGTGGGGCACCCGGTCTAGGACTCGCATGTAGTGGTGGGCTGGTGACCCTACTGGTGGCATGTCAGCGTTGAGGCTCTTCGCGACACCGGCGTCGCCGCGGTGCCACATGGACGGGTCCATGACGATGGGGATCTTCTTCCCCATCTGGCGTTCCTCCTCAGCACTGAGGTCCCGGATCATCTCGGCCTGCTCGGTGGCGGTCAACTCGGCCATGTGCAGTTCCCGGTAGACCAACACGAGATCGTCGTGGAGCTTCACCATCCAGACAGCGGCGAAGGGGGACGCGATCCCGTAGTCGACCCCGATGACCTTCTGCCCGCTGCTCATGAACTTCGACATCGGCAGCTGGTCTGGACTGATGACGTGGTGAGGTTCCGACCAGGAGGGGAAGCGGACTCCCTGGAAGACGTTCCAGTCGCCTTCGAGCATGGCTTTGCGCTGGTCATCGGGGAGGTCTCGGAGCTCGTCAATGTATTCGTCGTTGACGTGCGGGTTGTCCCAGACGGTGGCGGGGATGAAGCAGCGGGTACCGGGGTTGGGCCGCTTCTCCGATGGTGCTTCTCGGAAGATCTTCCCTGGCGGTGCCGGGTCCACGAAACGGCCCTTCACCCAGTGGTGGCCGATACCTCCAGGGTTGGCCGTGAGGATCATCCGCGGGATCAGTCCGAGTTCTTTGAGTCGGTCCTTCACGTCATCTGCTGCGCGCACACGGCTCCGCAGGTACCGGTATTGGCCTTCAGTGAAGTGGGTGGCTTCCTCGAAGACGACCAGCACATACTCAGCGCCCTGGTGACTCTCCTTGTGCTTCTCCAGCTGCATATGCCGGAGGAAGATGATGGACCCGTTCTTGAAGTTCCAGGTGTGCTTCGAATTGTTGTAGGTGGCGATCTCCTTGGGGATCTCCTTCTTCATCTCCTCGACCACTGATGCTTCCAACTGTGGGAACTCGCGCCGGAAGATCACGATCTTCGCACCGGGCACCATGAGGGCGGTCATGACTGCCTCGGCGCGGGCCATGCGCGAGTTGTGGGTAGGGATGAGCGTCCGTCCCGCAAGGTAGATGTGCAGGGCATCGTCAACGGTGATGCAGTTGGCTGGCTCATCGGCTGCCACCTGCTCTATGCCGGTGATATAGACCGAGCTTGTGCGCGCGGACTTCTCCGATCCGAGTGGGAGCTTCGCACGTTTCCGGGGGTACCGCGCGACCGGCAGGTGGGTAGTGAACTTGAGTCTCCACCGGTCCTTGCACTGGACATCCGCGTAGCCGGCATAACCCCGCTGCGGTGTGCAACGGAGACCGAGGGTGGCAAGAAGGCGCGACACCTCGAACGCGAGAGGCTCATCCGATAGCGATAGCTCGACCTGACCTCGGTCGTTGACGTGGCCGTCGGAGTCAATGATCCCCTGGAGCAGGGCGAGTCGGTCTTCGTACGGTGCCGAGTATGCCCATGAGGGGATGTGCTTGCGCCGGTCGGAGTGGTGTCCCAGGTCGGCCGTGATGTGACGGTGCATGAGGACTCCGCGGCTATCCTTGAACGTGTAGTTCTTTCCAGCGGATACCCGGTGGAGTTCGAACCCGTGGGCGCTCATGACACGGATCAGTTCGGTTGCGTCATCGTCTCCCTGGCAGATGACTCCGCTCTTGGTGTGCCCATCGCCCAGCCACATGCCCAGAACCCACGGAGGGGTAGCCCCCTCCCATGCGCCGATTGTTTCTATCGGTCCGGGGGCGGGGATGGAGATCTTGCGCTTCTCCGAGGCGAAGAGGTCAGCAAGTTCATGCGTCTCCAGGGTCCGCGTGTACTCCCAGACCGAGTCCCGGACCTGTCCTTCACGTGCAGCAGCCGCCGTGAGCTGATTTCTCGCGGTCACAGAAGCCTGCTGGTGATGCCCCCGCTCGGGGTTCTGCTTGGCACGCGAGGGCCGGGCGGCACGACGGCGCGCCTTCCACTCAGGGTCAGCGCGGCTGAAGCTCGCACGATCGGCGTCCGTCTGAACGGTCCACAGGTGCTCCCGGCCTGCCCTGATCGTCTCCCCACTGGAGAACGTGATCAGGTAGTGACAGGCGGTGGGCGGGGTGTAGGAAGCGAGCACAGTGACGGGTCGCCCGTCGTGACCGTAGACCTGATCACCTGGCTTGAGCGCACCGTGAGTGGTCCACCCAGTGGGCGTGAGCACAGGGGTCGAGTAGGCGAGCAGCTTCCCGCCCCCAGCTGCGCCGCCGTAGAGGAGCTCGTTGACCATGACGCTGTGGGCTTCGGCCTGTTTCGGTGATGGCGTGTATTTGTAGTGGACTTGATTCACTGGTCACCTGTCGTTCGAAGGCACTTCAACTTCGACCTCGCTGCGTTTCTTCTCCACGACTTGGCCGTCGATGATGACCTGGATCTGCCCGCCTCCGGTGAGCTGGACTTCTTCTGATTCATCGAGGCCGAGCATTTTGGCGCGGCGCTCTTTGATCTTGACGATCCGGTCGATGGTCTCCAGGTAGGGGTAGAGCATCTTCCCGGGCATCTCGGAGAGGTTCGAATTGAGGATGACGGGTAGGAGCTTGGCTTCGATCTGCTGGAGGCTGAGGAGTTCCTGGGCGCGGAGCATGCGGACGCCGCGCGCGGATTCGTTGACTTCGGCTTTGAGTTCGGTTTCGATGAGTCCACGGGCTGCGGAGCGGTTGGCGTAACCGATGTCGTCGGCGATCTCTTGGTAGGTGTGGCCGAGGGCGAGCAGGTCCATCGCCCGTTTCTTCTTCTGCAGCATTTCGGCCTTGGTGGCTCTCCTGCGGGCCTGCCCCATTGTTCCTCCGTGGTGTCGTCTCGGTGTCTCGTGTGGGTGATGATCCGCCGACGGTGGACGTTCCTGGGGGACGGCCCCGAATGATTGATATAGTTAGCGTCGTTATGAGTGGATCAGAGATGGTGACCCTGCCTGAAGTGGCTCAACGGATCGACGTGTCGGTCCGGTACCTGCAGGTGGAAAAAGCCAGGACCGATAAGCGACGCCGTGAGGGCAAGCCCGGCCGCTTTGATCTGCCGCCATCCGAGGGTCGCGCCCCGTTGCCCGAACCGTTCCGGTCTCCGGTGAAGCACGCCCGGAACACGTCAGTGGCCTGGCGCCGATCCACCATTGATCCTTGGATTGCTAACCGCCTGCAGCGCACGGGTAAAGCCTGATCGGGCAAGTCTCCGGCCCTAGGCGGCTGCTTTCTCTTGCTGCTGCGTGCATGCGCTGAGCGTGTCAGGTGAGATCAGCTCCAGCTGGCCCACGGTTTGACGGTTCCGGCCACGGTAGGGGAGCGCAGCCATATGCTTCACGGCTTCCGCGAGCACGGTGCCTTGCCGGTTCTTCCTACGTCGTCGGCGCACATCCGCAGGCGTGTCCATGTATGGATCCCTGGGATCACAGAGCCTAGCGAGGTGCGACGGGTGCCCGTTCTGGGAAAGGACAGGTAGCCCGCGCTGTCCCGGACGATCGTCCTCCGAGTACTCGTAAGGCGCTGCCCGGGCGAGGACGCTGTCCAGTGGCAGGATCGGTTCTTGAAGCACCCCTTCTGCAAGCTCGACGGCGGAGCATTTAGCACGGGTCATGGGGGCCGTGGCGTGGGTGAGGGTGGTGCACTCCGGGTCGAGGACCCCTGCGTCCCTCAGGGCCAGGAGTGCGGCGCGGACGTGGTTGAGCCGGTCATCGGAGAGTGTGCCGCCGGTGTCTCCGAGGCGGGCGGCGGCTTCGAGGGTGATGTCTACGGCCTCGGCGACGACGGCGGCGGGGTAGAGGGTGAGAGCCGGGTCGCCGAGCCACATGATTCCGGTGCCGTCACAGATGAGGCAGTGGGGGTCGATGAGTCGGGCTTCTCGTTGGGAGCAGGCTGGGCAGAGCTGGCGGGATGACACAGGGCCTCACAAAGGGGGGAAGGGTGGAGTGGCCTGACATCCCATACGGTACCAAATAGGAGCCATTACGGCGCTCCTCAGTGTCCGCGTGTCTCCCGTTCGGGTGGGCCAGCCGAGTCCGCGTTCCTAATGCTTTGTCTCACTCCGACAGTCTCGGCCACAACGAGGGTAGCGATAGGGACTGCAACTGCAGAAGATATGGTTTAGGCCATGGCAGGGTGCGATCTTCTGATGCTAGTTGGCAACGGGTTCTCGATGGATCTGCGTGCCCACTTTGAACTAGAGCTAGACGAGTGGGACACGCGCAGCCCCTTGGCGTGGGGACTCGTGCACCCTGAGTACCGCAAGCCGCTTCGGGATCTTTTCCCTCGAGCATTCCAAGCTCTTGATGGTTTCGACGGGTCTGACTTTGAGCGCATGACCAAACTCGTAGAGTCGGACGGCTCCCTGGACGCTTTTCCGGTCGTGGAGTTGCGGCACTACCTCGTGATGGCGTTCTCCATGTACCAACGCGTGGTGGACAGCCTCCCGCTCGATGAATGGCGATGGTGGCCGTTCTTCGACGACAACTCGGATCGACTAGGAGGCATCGTTTCGCTCAACTACGACCTGGTGGTTGAACGCCTGGTCGCCCGAGCAGGTGTCCCATGGGTCACACCGGGGATACCTGACTTTCCAGACCAGTGGCTTATGTCTGCGAGGCAGCAGCGCGCCTTCCTGTGGAAACCCCACGGTTCACTTGACTATCGCCCCACTAGAGGTCAGATCGAGGGGCTTAGGCACTCCTATCCGCTTCGAAACTTGGTCCGCGACAACGACATGTCATTAGAGCGGGTCTCTCGAAATGAATGGACGCGGCCGCGTCTCCAAGCAGATGTAGTTGTTCCCACGGAACGTAGCCGGTACCGCAATTTTCAGTGGGTAAGCCCAGGAGAGCAGTGGATCCACGCGACGGGATCGCGGTGGAGCACCTGCGTCATCGTTGGTCTCTCCTATGCTCCTTGCGATCGTGAGGAAATTGACGTGGTTCTAACTTCTTTGCCGAAGGGAGCTGAAGTGTTCGTCGTCGATCCTTCGCCGAATTCTGATCTCATTGAGCGACTCCAGCAGCTTGGTCTCGTCGTGAGTTGTACGCAGGTCCCGCCTGTCCTGCGGCCTTAGCCTTCGAGTTCGCGGATGCGCCGGAAGCTTACGCATTTGCTACCTCGAGAGTGAGTGGGGGTTGTCACCTGCTGGTCTAGAAGCTGGGGACCTCTTCTTACGCGTGGCCCCTTCGTCTTCGATCTCACGCCGGATCGCGGTCTCTGTGCGCCCTGTCCGGTCAGCGATGTCCGCCTGCGTGAGGCCGAGGTTCATGAGGTACCGGAGGTCGCTGCTCATCCGTGGTGGCTCTGAGGATCCCGGTCGGTTGGCGACGGCCACGGTGGAGCTGTCACTGCCAGCGTGGCGAGTCTTCACCACAACGACGACGTCGACCACTTCTTCATCAGGGGCGAGCGGTTCCAGCTCGATCTGACGGCCGTAGAGGGTGAGTGTGTGTGGTTGATTCATCGGGCGGTCTCCTTAGGTGGTCGGCTTTCAGGTGGCATGCTTTCGATCCGTTGCTATCGGTAGAGTGATACAAACCACGCACCCGACAGCAAGGTTGTTTCAAAATGGATGAACTTACTCACTACCCGTCGTTCGTGAGTTTCTCCGATGACAAGGGAAACTCACGAGAGGATCTGGTTAGGGACACCAACAATCGGAGCATCAAGTTTGAAACCCCAACGCTCCGACCAGGCGACAAGATCCAGATGCGGGTGAAGGCATCCGATCCCAAGGGTCGGAAGATGGAGATCTCCTTTCGGAGAGGGATCATGGGCCGTAAAGGGGAGCCTCCAGCGCAGGTAGTGAGCGATGGTGAAGAGGCGGTTTTCGATTGGACCATCACCGCCAAGGAGGTTGGTCAAGGCCGGACCTTCAGCATCTACCTGAGGACGCTCGGAACTGAATATCACCGGATGAATGTGAGCGACCAGATCCTCAGTATCGATTACGCCGTCGATCCTCCAGAGGGTTACTGACACTCGTTCTCTGTTCACGGAGATGACTCTCGTCTAGCCCCGCGCGTCGCTCCATTGCCGCTACCTTCGTCGGGTTCTCTGTCCGCCACTGCTCCCAGGATTCGTCGGTGAGCATGCGTGCTTCCCACTCCAGGGAATCCGGCTTCGGCTGGGCGTCATGGTGGAGACGGTGACCTTCGTGGGCGGAGCAGAAGAACAGGTAGCAGCCTTCTTCCTCACGTTCGATCTCCTCATCCCACTCTTCGGTGGGGCCGACCTCCACCCCGTTGAGCAGGTACTTACACTCGTGGACGGTCTCGCATTCCCAGGCCATGCCCCGGTCGATCTGCTCATCGCAGCCGGTCACTTCACAAGGGGCGCGCACTCCGTAGCCTGCCCAGGGGTTCGGAGTGGGGTCTTGGTAGACGGTGTATCCCATGATGCGTGCTCCTTTGGTTCAAAAATCGGGTGGACAGTCTCAGCACTTAAAGCGCTTACGATCGGTTCATGCCAGAGTGGATGCAAGTTTTCGGGGAATGGTCGGTCAACGTCATAAGCTCCAATGCTGGCTCTGGATTGTTGGGGGCACTCGTGGGTGGCGCACTCACGGCCATCGTGTCCTTCTATGTGCGCAAACGAGATAGCGCGGATGCACTCGAGAGATTGGTGCAATCCAACGACGCTGCGCTCAGACGCCAGGAGGCATCCAATGACGCAGCTGCGAAACGGCTGTTCCTTAAGGAACAGGCGGAGGCAAGTCTTGAATTGCACAATCGCTTGCGTGACTACCGTTCGCAGTTCGGGCCAACGGCGCCATCCGGTTTTGCAAGGATGGATTGGAGGGATACGCACGAGGCGATGTTGGGGTCGATCCACGCCGCCGTAACAAAACTGGTTATGTGGTCCGACCGGCGAACAGAGGTTCGCGACGCGCTCACGCGCGTCGTCGATCAGATCAAGAATGATCCAGCCAGTCTGGCGAGGCCGAAGCGACCGAATGAATGGGGCATCCTCGAAGATCACCCTCGCAAACCGCAGGTGGACGAAGTGAAGAACAAGATGTTCGACGACGTCGAGATTGCCCTGGTGGACTTCCCTCATCTTGGCGAGTCAGCATTCTTGGAGCGGGTTTCGGAGGTTGAAAACAGCCTCAGGTCCAGGTACGTCGCCATAATGTCCGGTTCCGACGACGCTAGCGTGGAATAGGCCCTGCTCATGGAAACTTGGGTGGTGGTCATCTTGAGTCGTCTTGTTCCTTTCGGAGTGCTTGTGTCATCTGGTGGTTGACCTCGGCTGCGGCTTCTGGGGTGAGTTCGGAGATGAGGTATTCATAGGCTCGGATGATGGATCCGGCGAAGAGAAGCTCACCTTGGGTGAGTGCTTCTGGTGGTCCTTGTGTGAGTTTGTGGAACAACCCTGGGGTGGTGTCGGTGGCGAGTGATGGGCGGGGCCAGGAGCCACCGCGCGGCAGCTCGACACGTTGGTATCGGGTGTCCATCAGGTGGCCCCGGGAAGGATGCCGACAACACGGGTGATGCTGAACCCGTGACCGAGGTCTTGTCTCCCCGTGACCTGCCCGGGCAGCGGGAAGAGCGTGCCGTCCTGCCGTGTCCACCGCTTCCGGAAATGAACCTTGACCCGGAGCTCTGCCAGTCCGTCGGGGTCCCAGTCGTGTAGGTCTTCGCCGCCGTACTCGTCGAGGCCATGGAGCCTGACCACGAACTCTGAGAGGCGTTCGCAGTGGCCGCATTCTTTCCAGGTCCACGCGGAGCCACCTTCCATCCCGACCCCGCGCAGGTAGGTCTCCCCAGGCTGGATGGTCCGGAGACAGGAACCGCAGCGATGGGGCTTCCTCGCTTTAGGGTTCGTCCGCTCGTAGTGCGTCATCGGTTGTCATCTCGGCAGTTCGCGGCGTGGGTGTCGTAGTCGTCGAATGCTTGTGCCAGTTCGGTGTCGAGTTCGGTTGCGCGTTGCGCGTTGTCGGTGAGGGTGGTGGTGCTCCAGTCGCCGGCGGCCGTGATGCTGTCTGCGGAGATCTCGACGAGCTCTTGGTAGAGCGAGTGGGTGCGGTCTGAGGTGTCGATCGCTGCGAGGCGAGGGTCTTCGACCGTGGGGGTTGCGTGGGCGGTCTGTTGGACGTTGTGGGCGTAGGTGAGTGCCGCGGCGGTGACGAGCGCTAGGCCGATGAGTACCCAGATGCTGACGCGCAACACGATCCGGTCCACCTTGGGGTCGGTGCTCATGCTGCCGCCGCGAGGGTGGAGGCTGATTGGTGCCAGTCCGCGTACTGGTCCAGGGTGTTGAACGAGGGGAGGCCGGTGAGTCGGTACTTCTCGGTCACTGGCGCCTGGGCTTCGAGGTAGGCGGTGCGACCGTGGAGTACCCGCCATGAGGGTTCGGCTTGGAGCCGTAGCCCGTGCGCTTCGAAATGGACGCCAAGGTCCTCACGCGCTTCAGCCTTGAGGCTGGCGAGAGTCTGATGGTCATTGAGGATGGGCCACCTGATGATGAGAAGACTCATCCCTTCCTCCGCATGGCGTAGAAGGCTTTGACTTCACGGTCGAGGATGGCGATGTGCTCTTCGGGCGAGGAGCCTGGGTCGTCGTGGCCGTTCCTGTCTGGGTCGACCTCGACCACGGACGGGGTGGTCTTTCCGGGCATAGTTGGTCCTGTCTTGCTGGTGTTACTGACAGCACTAACTATATCGGATCGCGGGGGTAAATCAATGCCATACGGGGTCAGGTTAATACCGAGCCGTTGAGGTGGCGGAACTCGAAGATAATCCCCGGTCGGCCTTTGCCGCCGTGCCGGTGGTCGGGTCCGATCAGCTCTTGCCAGCTGTCATCGGGGAGCACCCCCGCGTCGACCAGCCCGTCGATGCAGGCCTTCGTGGTGTCGGCCAGGTTGTTCGGGTCATAGCGACTGCCCCTGTCTTTGATGATGTACGCGTTCACCGACGCCGGAAGGGCCAACTGTGGCAGCTTCGCCTGCCGGGCCAGGTAGCAGGCTGTGTCACGCCACGTCTGGACCCGGCTGTTCTTCACCGCCCAGTGAAGCTTTTGGTTCGCGTTGATCCACTCGTCGGGCTTCGGGATGAACAGGCTGATGGTGTCGGTCATGCGGCTGAGTTTTCTCGACTCCAACTTGAAACCGGGGGACGTGCCTGGAGTGATTTGAGGCAATAATCCTAAATGTCGAATTCGAAGATATTTGTGAGTGGAAGGAAAAATACTTTTACGATGCGAGGATTCACAGAAAAAACCCGGAACAGCAACCTTCGTCACGAGATATACGACCAAATTCGGTTCGAGCCGCCACATGTACATCCGCAACTTGTGATCATTCAGGCTCCTGCAGTGCCCGAAAATGTGGCCGCGGCTCGCGTGCTTTTAGACGACACGGCTGTGAAAGCCGCAATTGCTACGCGCCGCCGCGTCAACGGGGGCAAGTCAGACCGCCTAGCGGCTACCTGGGGCAGAACGTTCTTAGGTGCGAGTTTGATAGCTGCGAGTCGACTCTTCGTCGATAACCCGGACGGGGAAGGGGAAGCGTGGTTCATATGGATCTTCGATGCCGCTTTTATTTTGTTGATACTACTAGTTGTTATCGGATTGCTCTTGATCGTAAAAGATTTCGTTTCGGACGTCGGTGGTCGCCAAGCTTGTGAGGATCATGCGCAGAAACAATTGGTCCGCGCAGGGAACGAGTATGAGCGCCTCTTGCTCGAGCACAACTTAAGTGATCAGGAGGTGCGGCTGGTCATCACAAACAGGACCCCTGGAGCCGAGGGTTGCAATAGTGGGGTCGACTCTCGCAACGGTCACTTTAACCCTGGAGGTAGTGCGGGTTCCGAACCTATGCGGCCAACACCGGCTAGCCCAATAGATGGGTGTGCCTTGTGAGGTAGTGGAGCACCAAGTCGTTGGGCGAGGCGTGCTCGTCCTCCACTGTGCGGAGCGGCGTTCCGGAGAGCGGCTGGCCCCGATTGTCCGCGGGGAGCAAGACGGTCTCGGGTGCGCCGAGGAACCCCGTCTGGTGGGACACCACGAGATCCCGGAAGTAGATGGGTGGGTCACCGAGCGTGAGGCGCTCACGGAAGAGTGGACGGTCAAGTTTGAAGTGGACCCAGTGGGGCGGGTAGCCAGGCTCCGGATGTTCGGTAGTAACCGCAGTAATCGCAGTCATTGGTCTGTGCTGTTCTGCGCCTCGGTCGGAATCTCGGAGGGGAAGTCCGCTGGTAATTCGACCTGCACGGTACGGTCGCTGCAGGCAGTAAAGATCAGCGTGGCGGCTGCCACGAGAACCGCGATCGTGGACAGTGCGGATTGGACGTTAGACCGATTCGCCTGGTTCTTCCATTCAGCTTCGTGCTTGCCAGTCTGATCGTGGACCGCTCGAGTTTGACTCTGCATTTCATTGCCAAGACGCTGAACCGCGGAAACCTGATCGGCCATGCGGATCGATAACTCAATGAGATTCTCGTTTTGCTGACGGGCTGCCTGAAGCGTGTCGGCGGAACTTCGCTCGATTCGGAATAGGGCGGCGGCCCCATTCTTCGCTAGTTCGTGGTTCTCGGGTGTGTCTTCCGACTCGGGCAAGCTGTATGTGGCGATTTCGTGGTCAGACCATTCCGAGCTCCCCTCACTCGGGCCTTCGTCGGAGTCGTCCTCGGGTACGGCAAGCTTTAAGTAATTAGTCGCGGGTTGGATCTGAGCAAGGGAGGCAGCCAGACCACTCATATTCGGCATGAATGGACGCATGGAATCCGCGAGATCCAGGGAAGGAATGACGGTCCTGGAGTAGTT